GGTCGTATTCGGCCTGAAGCTCGGCGAGCTCCTTCTTCGCGTCGGCGAGGTTCTTCTCGTCCTTCTTCTGCTGCCGTTCGTTCTCGGCGAGGGCGTCGGTATACCGGTCGACCGAATCGACCGCGCTCTCGTACTGCTCCTGCAGGCGCTCGATCGCCTCCTTGTGGTCCTTCGTCGCCTCGTCGAGGATCGAGGTGTCGGAGGACGCGGCTTTATACGCGGCTTCGAGCTCGGCGACCGTCTTGACGGCGCTCGCGATCTCCTTCGCGAGATCCGCTTGATTCTCTTTGGCCTCGGCGATCTGTTCGGTGTAGTCGTCGAGTTGGTCGCGGGCGGACCTGAGCGAGTCCGCAGCGGTCTCCACGGCCTCGGCGCACTGCTTCTGAGCGGCGGCAAAGACCGAGGTATCGGATAGGCTTTTCTGGTACGCGGTCCCGAGCTCCGCAACCGTCCTCTTCGCCGCTTCGTACTCCTGGGTGAGCTCGGCGAACCGGGCCTCATTCTCGGCGATACTGTTATTGAGCCCCGCGATCGTCTCCTGCAGGGATGCAATCGACGACGAAAGCCCCTCGGCGGTGGTCGAGAGCGTCGTATACGTCTGCTGATATTCGGAGAGGTCTCCGGCCGCCTGTTCGCTCTGCAGGTCCGCGAGGTCCTCCTGAGCCTGTGCGATCTGCTTCGAGTAGTCGGCGATCGCGTTCTTCGTCGCGGAAAGCTGGTCTTCGAGGGAGGCGATCGCCTGTTCCGCGCTTTCGACCTCCGAGACCAATCGCTCGTGTTCGGTCGCGTTCTCCTCGATCGCCTTCTCGTAGGATTCGACGGAGCTCTGTGCCGCGCTGATGGCCTCTTTCAGGTAAGTGATCGCCCGGCGACCCGAGATCCCCCGGTCCTCGAAGGCCATCATGATCGTCATGAGGTCCTCCATGGTGATCCCGAGGTCCGCGAGGTCCGGACCGACCCGCTTCACAGCGGTCGACCACTCGTCAATCCCGACGTTCCCCTGGCGGAACATCGCCGTGAAGAGGTCCGCGTGTTCAGGGAAGTCCTCGAGCTCCTCGTTGAAGGCGTTGAAGGACTGAACCCCAACCGTCGCGATCTGATTCGCCGCCTTGCCGGTCGCGTCGCCGACGTCATCCATGGACTGAGCGACGGTCTTCATGCTCGCGACCGATTCCAGTTCGGCGCGGGAAAGCACATCGAACGTCGAGGAGACCTCACTCAGCCGAAATGAGACGTCATCGATCTGTGTCGCGGCGTTTCGGATCTCGGCGGTCGTCGCGTTGATGGACAGGCCGGCGGTGGTGAATTCGGAATTGAGCTGGCGGGCTCCGGCGGTCAGCACCGTATAGGCGGCGCTCACTGCGGCCATGGCTCCGCCAACCGCGATCGCAGCGGTCCGGGCGCGGGACGCAAAGGATTCCGTCGCGGCCGCGGCTTGACCGGCGGCGGTTCCCACGCCCTTGAGGTTCGTCTGAGCCTGGGCGGTCCCCTGCCGGGTGTCGTCACGGGCGAAAATGGAGAAGACGAGGTTATACAGTTCGGACGACATTCGCGGGCTCCAGGTCGTAGATCGTCATCCAATACGTTCGCGTCTCGGAGGAGAGCGCGCCAAACGATTCGAAATCGGCTAGGCCGAGATCATGGAGCATCTGGCCCGCTCGTCTGCCTACCGGGGTCATCGAGAAAGGTCCGGGCGTGGCGTCGGTCCTCCAGGATGCCTTTTACGTGGTCGGCTACGGCCGCCACCATCGATCGGAAGTCCTCGGTGGCGTACGCGTCCGGGTGCTCCTGGAGCCAGGCGACCGTGATCGCCGGGTTTGCCGTGACCGTCGCGACCATACTCCGCGCGATCTCGCCCTGCCGATCGACCTCTCCCTGTATCGGGGGGGTGATCTCGATAGGCCGGCCCGCTTCGTCGCGGATGATATGGCTCTGCACGATCGCGACCGACTCCCGGATGAGGGCGGCGGTCTCGTTGAGCTCCTGCTCCGACAGATGTGTTCTCAGCCGGATCAGGGGGCTGTCGGGATCCTCGGGGTCGAGCGGCACCTCCACCGATTTCGTCCGGACGCGAGAGACGAGGGCGGCGAGCTCGTTCCGTGCCCACTCGTCGAGGTCCTTCTCTATGCGGGCCTGCTCGGCGCGGGCGGCCTCCTCTTCGGCTCGGCGCCGGTCGCGGGCGGGCTGAGACGCCTTGAACAGGAATTTCGCCTGCTCTGCCGGGGACATGGACTCCATGTCCGGCGGGGTGGTGGTAGGGGTCTCCGGAGAGACCTGAGCGCGGGTTCGCTTTGCCATCCCTCACCTTCAGACGTTCGTCTCTTCGAACGTGATATCCCGGTCGGGGTCCTCGATCGCGAACTTTGTCGTCGGCTCCATGAGCGCGGACGCGCCGCCCTTCATACTGAAATCGTGCGTGATCGGCCACGTGTTGGCGATCGTGAGGATGCCCCTCAGCCCGGCGGAGTTCGTCGCCTGCATCACGACGACCATCCGCTTCGACTTCGGCGACGGCTTCGCGGTCCTCCCGCCGACGATCGAGGAGATCGACATGGTTCCGCCTGCCTGCACATAATCAGCGGACGAGGCAAATTCGACGGTCTTGAAGAAGCCCTTTGACCGAACAGCTCCGTTCGTCGCCATGACCGGGACGACGATGACCTCGGCTTTCGGCTTGTCGTTGACGTCCGTGCCCGTGAGGGTGATCGTCCCGGCGGTCGTCACCGGTGCGGCGAGGGCCTTGAGCTCGATCCTCGATGCGGTCCCGCAGCTGGCGAGCGTCATCTCCGTGAGCTCGGGGGTAGTGGTCGGGTCGCCGATCCCGGCGTGGAGCGTGTGCGCTTCGCCAACGGTCGGTGCGTCGGTCATGACGGCGAAGAACAGATCGAATCCCGACTGAATGTACTTCAGTGAGAATTCGGGGTTGTACGGGCCATCATACTGCAGTTCGGCCGACTTCCCGATCACGGCGCGCTTCAGGGGCTCGCGCGTGGCGGTATAGTTGGCCTCCTGGATCACTTCGATCAGAACGTCGTCGATGAGGATCGCGCCGTCCTTTCCGCTGAAATATTCGTTGGGGTCCATTGTCATGGTGATTTCCTCCTAGGGGGTGTCTCGAATTCGATACTCGAACGCGTACCGGGCGGTCGCGTGGAAGAGGTCGCGGCGGTCCGGGTCGCGTTTGGGGGCCATGCCTCCGGCTCGACGCAATCGCCTGAGCGAGCGGAGCCCCGTGAAGACCACGGGATCGAGCCGGTCGGCGAGATCGCCGGCGAGCTCGGGCGAAAACGCCCATACGTCGATCTGGACCGTCTCGGCGGCATCGCGGAGCCCGCTCTGCTGATAGCCGAAACCGGGCTCCGAGGTGTTCGTGTCCCCGCCGGAGAGGTAGATGCCGGGGATCCGTTCGTGCTGCGAGAGGTGCCCGAATCGGATCCGGTCCGGCCCCCCGAGCCGCTCGCGGAGCGTGGGATCGGCATCGAGGGCCGCCAGGAAGGCGGCGATTGTGTCGTTCGTCATTGCCGTCCCCCCGCCCTTTTCAGGCCCCGGACGACCGATGCCGAGATCAGTTTGAGGAAGTTGCCCCCCTGCATCATCGCCGCATCGTAGAGGAACGGCCGTCCCTCCATGAGGGCGGTCCCCTCGTGGACGTGCACGTTGTACTCCGATTGGCTGTTCCCGACCCGGCCGACGATCTGGGTCTTCGAGCCGTTCTCGGTCTTCTCGACCCATCCGTGATTGGCTCGCGCGAGGTGCCCCTCCTGACGGGGAGGCGTCTCGTACGGGCACGGGAGATAGGGCGAGTTCGGGATGTCCGCCGGTGCGGGGCCGTCGACTCCGGAGATATACCCGCAGTTGACCTTGGCCTGACCCTCCCCGAGGAGCACGCACTGGTTCATGCCCTGCTCGAGATCGGCGACGATCGCCCCGGGTACGTTGTCGAGCAGCCGGATCGCCTCATCGGTCGTGAGCGTCCGGGCCATCAGCGACCTCCGAAGAGATACGGGGAGATGAACTGCCATGCGGCAGTCACGGTCACCGCGATCCCGGCCAGCTTGCCCGTCGTGTAGGCGTTCGCTGTCCTGAGGGTCTTGACATCATCCTGCAGCCCCAGTACGGCGGGACAGGGGCATTCCCCGAAGCGGTCGGCGAGTCCGTCCACCTTGATCGAGAGCTTATCCACGGCCTTGGTGAGCCCGTCGACCTTCTCATCGGTCCGGATGATCGTCTCGATCGTCTTCCGGTCGAAGGGCAGATCGTCGGCAGGGGTCACGAGTCCGTCACCCCCGCAAGCTCGTACTCATAGTGATGGGGCTTTCCGTTGCCTCCCTTCCGGGTCGCCGCGGCGGCGATCTCATACGTCCCTTCATACCCGACGTCGATCGTTCTGATCCGCTGTTCATGAGGGGACGCGGGAACCGGCAGCATAACCATCCGGATCTTCCGGACGGTCTCGCCGGCGGGGGTGACGATCGCGGGATAGAGGGATTTCTCGTAGAAGCTCGCCCGGACGGGTTTCGTTCCGGGGCTCCAGTGGTAATCCGGGCTGCCGAGCTTCCCTTTGATCGGGACCTGGGGACCGCCGGCCGTGGCGGCCCCGATCGTCGAGGAGAGGGATTCATCCTCGGCGAACGTGCCCGTGACCGAGTAGAGGGTGAGGGTCCCGGCGGCGGTCCCGGCGGCCCAGCTCCCGGAGGCGAGGTCGAGGACGAGGACCGTTCCGGCGGCCCGGCTGGTCGTCCCGGTCACGACCTCGCCGACCGTGAAGGCGGCGGTTCCGGCATTGAACGCGAGCCGCTGTTTCGGACTCCGCGTCAGGATCGTGACCCGGTGGGGAAGGTTCATCCGACCCCCGGAAGCTTCTGATCGGAGAGCGCAAACGCCTTCGAGGCTCGGGCGTCCACTCGGGTAACTCCGCTCGACGGCTGTACCGAGGCTTTACCGAGGAGGGCACGATACGCAACAAGCCAGGAGGTTTCTCCGGCGGCGGTCGCGCGGGTGCCCTGCCAGTCTCCGGATCGCTCGGTCGAATACTCGCCTGCTCCGCTCTTCTTCCGGGCGATCCGGTGACAGATGAGGAGGGCGACCGCCTCATCGGCCGTGACACCGACCAGGCCGGGGTTCTCCTCCTCGAAGTCCGCGAGCGCCTGCGCGAGATACCGGGCGAACTGTGCCGAGGTGAAATCGACTCCCTCGACGTATTCGCTGATAATCTCCACGAGGGCGGCGTCGGCGGTCATGATCCCCCGTTACCGCTTCCGCTCCTTCGGCTTCGGCTCGGGCGCTTCGAGGGTTTCGAGGAACGCGGCGGCCTTCGCGTCGAGCCTGCTCGTTCCGGCCGGGACCGGCACGGCTCGACCGCCGAGGGACGCGACGACCTCCGGAGGGAGGTCGACGGGGACCCCCTTCGGGTACTTCACCCCCTCGAATCCCACGTTGCACGAACAGATCACGAGCATGCGGACCCCTCAGATCTGGGTGAGGCTGCAGATCCCGGCCGCCTGCTTGATCTTCAGGATCGTCATGCAGTAGACCCGGCCATAGATCGGGCTCGTCTCCTCGTCCTTCGAGTCCATCCCGAGCGTGGTGCGATAGTCGCGCGGGATCACCAGCTCGATGAACCGGCGGGCGGGGTCGACGGGGGAGAGGATGCCGGTTCCGGCGGCCCGTGCCTTGGTGGAGATGATCCGGCCCGTGGTCCCGCCCTTGGGGTTGAGCATTTCGAGGATCTCGGGCTCCTCCCGGATGCCGTTCGCCGACCGGCTCGCCCGGAGCTCGTTCCGCTGCACGGGGTTGAGCACGAGGTTGTAGGCGTCTGCGGCGGCGCTGTCGTCCTCGACGAGGGCGAACGCCCCGGCTACGGCGTCGGTCGCGTTGCCGTAGGTGCCGAAGTCCTTCGAGGTCGTGAAGGAATTCCCGGCACCGTCGAACAGCCCCGTGATCTTCGTGTTGGTGCCGTCGGGCTTCCAGCCGTTGATGATGAGGTTGTCCTCTTTCTCCCCGACCACCTGGGCGGCGGAGATGGCCACTGTGGTATCGAGCGGCTTCTTTCCTTCGCTCGCCTGCCAGATGTCGAAGTCGGCGCGCTGGATCTCGAACGCCTTATCCAGCACCGGGACCTTCAGGGTCTCCCGAGTCGTCGTGATCGAGTCGCGGGCGGCGTCCGGGCGGGGGAGGGAATACGAGACCGTCGCGGCGCTGAGCTCGCCGATCCTGTGGTGCTCGACCTCGAAGACGTCATCCCCCTTGAGGAAGGGGTTCACGTAGGCGAGCTGCCGGCCGACGAGCTGCTGACGCAGGGGCTCGATCATCTCCTGATCGATCTTCCTGCCGAGGGTGCGAAGCACAGAATCAGCCATGTTAGATCAGGCTCCTGACGAGGATGTTGGCGGCCGTGCTGGTCGTGGTCACCGTCTCCTCTGCGATCGCGACGACCGGGAGGGCTCCGACGTCGCCGGACATGGTGATCGCGGGCTTTGCGGAGGTCGACGTGACCGGGGTCGTATCGCCCGTGCTGCCGGGGACCACTCCCGCGATCGCGGTCGCCTTCTGCAGCATGCCATCGGCGGCGGGAACGAGCCGATCGCCCTTCACGATCGTCTGCGAGGCTGCGAGCTTCGCGTTAGGGATGAATCCCCCGCCTCGAATGACCGGGGCCTCGTCTCCGGCCTCGTAGATCGTTCCCACGGTCGCCGGGCGGTAGGCGTCGCCCTGCTCGTACCCGAGCCAGCCGATCGGGGTCCCCTCGGCACCGTTCACGACGATATCGCGGTCGGTGGTGCCGCGCTTCACGAGTCGCCCGGCGTACATGTTCGTCGCCGTCTCGACGTTGTGCGGTGTGACGATCGGAGGCGTGCCGAACGCGACGCACTTACCCGTGGGAACGGGGATGCCGGTATCGACCATCAGCTATACCCCCCGGTCTTCGGGTCGAGTCCGCCGACCGTGGACGACCTCGCCTCGGTGTTCATCACGCCCACCTGCTGATGCCCCGTTGTCCCGGTCACTCCCGACCGGTCGATGAGCATCGACGGCAGGCGCTTCATCAGCCCCGAAAGGTTGTTCGTGAACTCGGTGCGGAGGGCCTGCCGGTCTTCCGGCTTTTCGTAAAAGGCCGGTTGGACCATCTGGAGGAACTGTTCGAAGTCCGCATCCTCCTGCTTCTGCCGGAACTCGGCGAGCCGGGTTTTCAGCGTCGTCAGTTCGGCGTCCCTGTTCGTCAGCTCCTGGTCTTTGTTCGTCAGCTGGACCCGGAGATCGGCGATCTCCTTGTCCCTGTTCGTGATCTCGTCGAGCCGGTCGGCGGCCTGCTTGTTCGCCAGCGCCAGCTCCCGCTCGTAATCAGGCTTGTTCATCTGGTCTGCTCCTTCGGTGTTCCGGACCGGGGCGGCCTGGTCCTCGTCTGCAGTCGGTACAAAGGTCTCTTCGACCGGGATCGGCTCTCCGAACGAATACGCCCCGTTTTCGAGCGTATAGGGAACCTGATAGGTCGCATCGTCCCCGCAACAGTAGCGGAAGATCACGGACTCCGGGAAGGTCGCGATGATGTCGAGCCATCCTGGGGTGCCGTCGCTCCACCGGGGATTGATTAGCCGGGTGAGGGCCTCGCGGATCCGGTCTTTCCGAGCTTCGAGGGACAGGCTCAGATCGATCGGGGTTGCTCCGGTATCGATCCGATTCTTCTGTTCCTTCGGGCTCTCTTCCTCCGGATCGAGGTCCTCGCCCGTCATCTCCTTGAAGAGGGACACGAACCCCTTGAGAATCGAACGTAGTTTGCCGGTGTTCCCGGTCGAAACGACCTTGCCGGCCTGTGTCAGTGCATCCATCGGTGCTCCGGTTTTGTTCAGGATCACGGCTCCCGGATCGCGGGGCATCGAAACCCCCGCTTTTTCCTCGAAAACAAGGACGTGATGCGGAGCCGGGGGGCTGGTCACCGCCCCGGCCTGGACCCGAGCGCGGAACGCGGTCGAGAGCGAGAGCGTCCCGTCCTCACAGAGGTGTTCGACCTCGGCATCTCCCCCGAAATCGAGGTGTCCCATGAGTCGGGGATGCCCCGCGATCTCGAGCGCGGGATCGCGGACGGGTCCGAGACGCCTCCCTCCGATCCGCTCGAGCTCGGCCTCGGGATCCTCGTCGTAGGCGTCGAGGTCGGGGTGTTCGTCCGCGAAGATGATCGGGATCCCGTCCCAATCACTCACGGTCGGCTCGAACTGCTCGGCGGGGAATTCGACCCCTCCAATCTCCCGATCGAGGAGCTGGAGAATCGCGAGATGGGACCCGGCCTCCAGTCGGGCCTTGTGGGTCAGAACGGTCGAAACACTCGTGGCCGACGGAAAAACCGCCGCGCTGCCGGGCATGTACCGTATACACAATCAGGGGCTCACTACATTTTGTGGTATTTTAAAGGAGTGATAATAGTCGAGAGAGAGAAAGAAGAGTGGGGAATGGGCGATTCTCGCATGAAAAATCAAGAAGTACTCCTTTTTTTGGGTTCCGTACAATGAGAATAGAAGAGTGCGCATGAGATTCACTGAGTGGGGGGGGTGTCGCCGTTCCGAGGGCCGCCCGTTTAGCGCGATCATCTCCACAGGGGACGGGATGCGGTAATGTCGAGGCTCACGGACCTGATCCGGCAGGCGAAGGCCCGCGATCCGCAGATGGGGGCGGACCTGGAGGCCGAATTTCGGGCGCTCCTGAAACGCCGCTCCTTCGGACTGGTCTTCGAGCGGCACCGCCCCGAGGCGGTGGAGTTGCCGCACCGCCCTGTCCGGAAGGGCGACAAGGTACGGATCCTGCCTCCACGCGGGAGCACGGGGCGCGGCGACCAGCGCCTCTGGACCGTGACGAGGATCGAGCGGCTCGATAATCCGCCACGGTGCACCGTCAACCTCATTAAAACTCATGCGGGCCGATAATGGTGCATTAGGATATTGATATTGGGATAATCTCTACATTTATTCTTCCTTCTCACGAAAATTTATTATCATATAACCTCTCTGTAGGTCGCTAACCGAGTCAGGGAGAATCGAAAGACGTATCTTCCAACTCGTTCATACAAATCATTACCCTTGCAATCATGACAAAAACCGCGGTGTATAGGCGAGGACGAATGGATGTCATTAGTTCAAAAATACATTGGGAGAGTTCAGAGAGTTCCGCATTTCCACAAAGTTAAGGGCAAGGTCTTCAACATAGCCCATATTTTTCGGAAGCAATGGCTATCCAAAATTCACAATAATACTGATGTCTACTTTATCTATGGCGAATTGAGTAGTGTTGACGGAATTATACAAGCAGCCAATAATCCATACGTTACAATCAATTTGGTTTTTGGAAAAACAATCAGTAAAAATGAAAATAAGCCGATTTTAGAGGATATATTGGAAAATAATGCAAATCGTATTAAATTATTCTCAATAGAAACTCGTCCCCCGTATCACGGGTTTCTTATTGGAAAAAATTTACTATATGAAGACATTCATAAACCCGATGAGAGATACCACTATGCAACAATTATTGAAGATGCCAATAGTGAAACAATTCAAGAATTTTTAGACCAATTTTTCAACCTTACAGAAGGATTCGAACCGTTATCGATTGAGCAACTCAGACAAATTCCTGTTGGTCTAAGTAACGTCTGAACAAAAGTGCTATTTTGTAATATTGTGTAGCAATTGACAATTGCAGGTTTCATTCGTTGATTTACTCAGTATTCAGGAGCTTTTTACAGACAGTAATTAATCAGTAAGGGTAACCCCAATGCTTGTAGTATTTCAAATATTCAAATCGAAGGTTTTTTTTTCATCCACTATTATTTCTTTTACGTGTCGATAGAATCAATTTTAGTGGGGCTGATTCCCCCATTAATTGTCGGTGGTGTAGCAGGGATAACTCTATCATTTAACAGTCTTGAGATTTTTTGCCGAATATCTGAGCAATCGGAGAAAAAAAAGATAGATGAACTCCTCCATATTGATAAAATAAATCCGATATTTAACCCAAAAAGTAAACTAGACGATTTGGCGAGAAAGGCTGCAGAAGCTAATACCCGTAGAGGCATAATCTTAGTAATATTTTTTTTGATAACTGAATTAATTACATTTTTATCAGTTATATCGATATATATTTTACAAGCCATCCAACCAGAGTGTCTCCGCATATCAGAATATCTTCTGTTATTGAGCTACACTCTATTCATTACATCAATAATATATCTCATGATATCTTTGTGGATATGTTGGAATATTGATTTTGCACGCTCTCTCGAAGTGGTGCCTCCTACCCAGGTGGATAAAATTTGTGGAGGCGTGTCTTGACAGGATGTAAAAGTTTTTTATCGGAAAACCACTCGGGGTCGAACAGGGATTCCCTTCTGCGAGATCGGGATCTTCGTCTGTGAAGAGTTGATTGAGCCTCTCGGTATTCCATGGTCCATATGCAGCACAGGGACCGAATCCCATGACATACGGCTCCGCATCAGCATCGTCGCCGGGATATGGAAATCCGAAGACCTGGTGGGTCCGCCTCCGGTACAGATCGCACTCACGCTTGATCTCCTCCGGCGTTCGCTGGCGGACCGGGTTCCAGGACCGGGTCCTCAGCAGATTCTCCTCGTTGTTGTCGATTTGATCCAGGCTGAATTCAGAGAAAACCTTTCGCATATTCCCTCTTGCATTACAAACTCGTTATGTATTCTCGGGAATCAAGGATACAACGAATGGCAACGCGCGAGCGATAGCTCTCGCGATCAGATCGAAATAAGTCAATAGTTGGAGCGGCGAGAGGAGAAAGCAAACGGAAGTGAGCAGGATCCCGGCATGGATGGAGATATCTGAAACGATAACTTGCCGAAAAGGTGGTATTCGGCGAGATACAATATTCTTGAATTTAGGTGAATACGTCTAGTGCTATAATCACAGAAAGGAGAGCGATAATAGCAAAATGAAGCGCGTTCTTGAGTTGCTGGAGATGGAGGTTGGGGGCTAGTTTGTCACTATACCCAAAAGAATTCCCGAATCTCGTCACATTTCGTCATGATTTGTCACCTCTCACAGACCCCGTTCCAGGTCTCGAGCGAGGGAGGGCGACCGCGGCGATCCGGTCATCGGCCCGGAGAGCTCCTCGATGAGTTAGGAAACAGGCGGGGATGATACCCATGTATCGCCACCTATTGCCCTCGATCTCATTTTCATTTAACACTTTTTATGTATATATTCAATATCGAACGAGTGATTATTGATCTGAATGAAAAATCTGAGTGAACTTCAACCGGCGAACACCGGGATGGTGCTTGTCGACGAACCGCCTTCGACTTCGATCAGGACCGTCGCTCTCGATCTCAGGCCGTGGGCTCGAGTCATCTTCACATATACCGACTCGGTACGTGCAAAAAGGGAGTGGCGTATCGGTATCTATAATCTGGCCGTTAGCCTCATCGGCTTAGCTATATACATTCTGGACTTTGCTTAAGCGATCAGTTCCGAATTTCCATGGTAATCAGCTGCCCTGCAAGGTGATCGAGGGAAACGATCCCGTCGACCCCCTCTCCTCGAATCGTAGTATGCCACTGTATCCGTCAGGGTATTTTTCGCAGGCGCCATAAGCCTAGTAACAGCACGACCAAACCAAACCCCGCAACATAACCCGCATACCAAAGATCGAGGGCCCCGCCCATGATACCGGAGAGCAGCCCAAGCGCTCCTAAGAAGACCATGTCGGCATACCCCCTTTTCGCCTTCTCTTCTGGAGAGAGGGGCCGAGCATCCGAAACGGGCGGAATATAGACCGTATCCTTGTATGAGGGAGGCGACGCGACCGGGAGAGGGGGAGGTGAAGGCTCCGGAGAAGTGACGGCGGTTGGTATCGGGGGCACCGGTTTATGCTGTTGGAGAGGGGGAGCCTGATTGAGAACCTCAGGCTCCGAGGCGGGAGGGACATAGTAATCCCGACCGAGGAGTTCCGCGGCCTGTCGAATATTCATCCGACATGACGGGCATAGACTCCACTCGTCGCGCACTTGTGTACCGCAATTGGGGCACTCTTTCATCCCTGCATCACCATGCAGGGGTATTTTATGCAATTTTCGATGAATCTTTCTAAATCGATTTAATGAAGATCTGCCGAAATGGTTTGGTCTGGGCTGAAATCGTCGAGAATGTCGAGGCCGCACCACTCCAGCCGTTGATCTCAAGCACGGTGAAGAAAGGAGGCATCGTTTGCTCAGATTCCTGGCGGGCGTATACCGGCATCGCATCGAACGGGTTCGTCCATCGGATGGTCAATCATGGTGAACGAGAGTACAGCGATGGGAAGGGAAATCACATCAATGGCGTGGAGGGATTCTGGGGATATCTGAAGCGAAAACTCGCAGCAAAGGGGGGTATTCGTCGAGATACATAATTCCTGCATTTAGGTGAGTACGTGTGGCGCTATAATCACAGAAAGGAGAGCGAGAAAATGAAATTGAAGTGCGTCCTTGAGTTACTGGAGATGGGGAGTGGGGGCTAGTTTGTCACTATACCCAGAAATGATATTCCAAGGTTTTTGATAGATTCTAAGTTTGGCGTGAACGGAAATTTCGAAATTTGGAATCTCTCTATGTTGTGGCTATAATCCCAGGGAGTTAAGACTTAGAACCATCGCTCTCCAAACTCGGCCGCCGCCTCATCCTTCCTCTGCAAGCGTCACCTGCACAGACCGCCACCGCCGAGGCTCACGATACGCGGGGATCCATGTCCCAACGGACATGCAGATTGGAGAATTGCAATGGACAAACTTTATGGCATCTTGGAAATGAGATCGCTAGTCAATGGATTCAACAACTCTTCTCAACCAACTGATCTTACATCCAAATATTGTCAATATAATAAAAGATCTGAAAAAAAATAAGATCGTCTTTCCGTCGTATACGGCATCAAACCCCTCTGACTCATCGCAAAACCCGTTTCCTCCAGCAAACGGGGTTCTTTCATCTGTCGAAGAAATCGAAAAAGGGAAATTAGATCCGAGACAGGGAGAGAAACTTTCACGGCAGATCCAACTCTTGGGCTATGACGAATCCATCGTAAAATTTTCCGCGCTTGAAGGAGTCGGCTATTTCACCTCCCATTCCCTTGTTCTTCATGCCGAACACGACTACGTCCCTTCGAATTTCATCACGTTCAATTTCTATACCAAGTCGAAGGACCTGCTTGCACAATCAGATTATTTCCGACCAGGGGAAGTAGAAGGAGGCAGTATTCCGAAGGAGGATGCCGAAGGCGAGTCGTTCGAGGCTGCATACAAAGCGGATTACGCCAACGATCGAACAAGGTTCCTGACAGACAGGGTGCCCGATAATTCCGTTCTGCTGATCGATGGCCCGCTCATCGGTGGCCAGATCAGCAAGTACACCTGCGAACTCAATTCTGCGCTTCTCGAGAAAAACGTGATACCGATATTCTTCGTGAAGAACAGCACGAGCGATCTAGTCACGGCGAATACGGCTAACCTGAAAGGAAAATTTAACTCCGACATGCATTGGGCAAACACTCTCCTGAAGCCATTCGAGAGGTCGGGGTTGTTCAAGTACCAGGACAGATACAATAAAAATTACTCAAAAATATTCTGCTACCTGAAGGCATTCAGCGTGAGCCCCCAGAGGGTCGAATGGCACACCGAGACGAACGAGAGATACGGTACCGAGATCCTCGGCCTTCTTGATCTAATTTTGTATTTGCTCTTGGCTCAGGGTGATTTAAAAAATCCTCAAGTTCGAACAATCGCGGTCGCGGAAAAATTCGCTCGTTCGACCATCAGGTTGTTCGATGCACCTAAACTCATCCAATCGGCATTCGTTCCAACAATGAACGAGACTCGAGGTTTCGGGTGATCAAATGAAGTGGATTGTCATAGGGCATGATAAGGGCAGGGTTAAGTTAGTTTCAGCGGGGCAGAATCAGGGGATTTTGCCAAAAGGTTCATTCCTTACTATCGAGTCTGATGATCCCACGGAAAAAGCGAAATTCATCGCCCGTGTGGACAACAGCGACCAGGATTTCCCCTACGCACCCGCACCCATGATCGTGGATATGGGATTGAGCCCCCTAAAACAAGATCAGAAGTGCCAGAACCTCGTGCACGCATTCATCGTCAGAGATCTCTACCAACGAACCGATGGCCTCATCAATTACATCAAGCCCTTGATGCCTGCGCGGCGGTCCAATCAGCAGGAGATCGATCTTGCTTTCGGGCTTGACTCCTTGTCAACCGAGGAGTCGATTGGTCCCAAGGTCTTTGTTGCCGCTGTCCATGGTATCCAAAATCAGATCCTAACGGATGAAGAGGGGCATTATCTGACCGCCAATCTCCCCAGCGACATGTACTTCCATCAGATGATGGTCTGCGGGAAAACTGGAAGCGGAAAGACAGTATGTACGAAGTATCTGGCCCAACATTTTATCGAAGAACTTGATGGCGCCGTTCTGGCAATCAATGTCAAGGATGTAGATTTCTTACAGATGGACAAGCCTTCGAACGCTGTCTCGCCGGAGGTCGAAAAGGAATGGGCCTGTATCGGAGAAAATGCGCGGGGCGTTGACAACTTCATCGCGTATTTTCCTGCCAACACTCCCCGGAGCAAAATCAAGGCAATCGATCCGGATAAATACAGAGCCATTTCGCTCGATGTGAAGACCATTGATCCCTCCGCGCTGATCGGCATCGTACAGGGGATCTCGGACGCTGGCGCAAGGTTCCTACCGGACATCTTCCGGTATTGGCAGGAAGATGTCGCGCCAGAACGAGAACGGCAGATGCCAAATTCGTTTACATTCGCAAGCTTCGTTCAATATTTTGGAGATGGTAGAGAGAGCCGGATGTACCGCGCGAAAAATTCAAGGGGAGATCTCATCGAGACCCAGCTGTTCCCGTCCACAATCACCAATGTCCTGCAAAATATTACAAATGCAATCATCTTCTTCGATGATAGAAATGCAAAATGCTTGACTGAGGACGATATTCTCCAGCGAGGGCTAATGACGGTGATTGACCTGGAAAACGAACAGGCCAAGAATTTTGGAGCGATACTCCTGAGGCACCTCCTTCATAAGATCGTTGAGAAAAAGAGTGCCAATTTGTCCTCGGTCCCAACTCTCATCATCATCGATGAAGTCCACCAGTTCTATAACACACAGAGTTCGAAAGATGCTCTCGGAGATCTCGATACAATCTGCCGACAGGGGCGGAGTCAGAAGATCGGGGTAATTTTCTCGTCTCAGACGCCCTCCGATATTCCCAGCGGATTGTCGAATGTGATCAATACGAAAATTTTCTTCAAATCAGATACCCATTCTGCGAAATCCCACGGAGTATCCATTACGGAGAACGAAATGGAGGCATTAAAAAAAGGGTATGCAGTTGGATCGATCCACGGGCTCACACAACTGAAAATAATGAAATTCCCGCTCTCGTTCTCAGGAGTAGTCCTACCATGACCGATGACAGTAACGATGTTTCGATCATTTCCCTGCTCGAAGGATTAGTGGAAGATCCCTACGAACTGGAGATACTCAAAAGGATTCTCAACCACGAAGAAAATTCCAGTATTATTGATACGATGATTCAACGGAAAGGTGGCGACTCGATTGCTTAAGGTAGACTATAAATTCGCTCGTGACCGGGGTAATAAGATCGAGAGATTTACTCCTCCGGATGAGATACGAGAGATCCCGAACACCATCGCAATTTTGGAGGCACCGAATGCGTCGGGAAAAAGCACTCTCTTGAATATATTAGCTTTAGGTCTGCATGCCAACACGATCAATCCTGCCAAGTGTCACATTTCCGGGTCTATTCGAGACAGGATCCAATCCCTCCTGGATGCCTCCAACCACGAGCTTACATTTAATTTTTCCATAACAGATCCCGATGCCTCGCTTGAGATAATCGCAGAAAAACATGACGGCAAGAACAGCGAGATCATCACGAGAGAGATTTCTGCTGGTAAGAAAACCACTTTGACCGATATCAGTCTCCCGGAAAAATATTTTCTCATATACGATATCCCGGAAAACCCGCTTGAACGCCTTCCTTACATGGTCGATCAGATTAGGTCCCAACAACAGGATCTTACCGATCGTTTGAAACTATTGAAGGAGCAGGCCCATAGCCTATTGAAAGATATCAAAGATGCAAAAAATCCGCAACGAATAGAATATTTACAAACCAACCTGCACCGTCTTCAAGAAGACAGCGAGAAACGCGAAGCTGAGATTGTTGATCTGCAGGATAAAGAGACGACTATCGCTCTGTATCAAGCATATAAATTCTATCGACATTACCGTCGCATCAGAGACAATCTCGAGTTTGAACTGGACAAGATCGAAAACAAGAAGAAATTTTTCAACAGCTCGAAAAAACGGAAAAACACGCAGTATTCCAATCAACTCGAAATTGCGCATGGGCATATAGAAAATGTTCGGAGATACCATACTGAGATCTCCAAATATTTCGAGGCAATATTTTCAGGGAGCCAACCGAAAGAAATCAAGACTGCGATAAAGGAATGGGAATCTATCAAGCCCGATCGTATACTGGAGACCTTCTATATCAACGAAAATTACATAAAAAGCATCGACTTTTTCATATCTGAGATCCGGAAAAAGAATCAGGATTCGGCACTGAAGAAAGCCGCCGATGCGAAGAAATTCTACTCCGATCTCCTGAGCATCCTTCGCAGTTATGAAAAGAGCGACTTTCTATTTCCTGGTGTCGATAAGTCACTGACACAGATAATCACTGATCTCGAAAATGAATGCAAGAAGTACTCCCACCATGCAAAAGTTGTCGACAACTATTCTCATTCATTGCGTCTGCTGACGGAGATGAAGGCGGCCTTCGCAGCCCTACCTCCAGTATTAGAGAAATTACGGACCCTCAAAGGGAGGGTGACTGAAGACGAGACCGACGATACTGAGTCGCTTGAGGAGCTGCTGAAGCGGGGTCAACTCAGAGAACGCGAACGCGATGAGGCAGCGGCCGCTCTCCTAAGATATAAGCGAGTAATTGGAGAGCGGGTGGATGTTGAGAACCTGAATTACGATGAGCTTCAGGAGATCATCATCAATTACCAACAGGAACATCCGGATCTGTCGAGATATTTCTTCTTCACCGAGGACCAGATCACCTCAGATCTGAAAAAGATCCGACAAAATATCCATGATCACCATGATAACATCAAAAGGAACGAGAGAATTATCGAAAAAGAGTCAGGCGAACTCAACGTATTAGAAAATCGGCCCAAACACAAATACCAGGATCAGTATGACGAGATAGAAAATTTATATCGTCATTGCGAAAAACTCGAAGTGATCATCCGACAATCGCTTGGAAATCATCTCTCTGATTTAGCGGGACAAGGGAAGAAAAAATCTCCCCCGAATGCAGCTGCGGTGAAGGTTTACGACCTTATATTTCGATACTTGGCAAAGAAAATTCCCGAGGTTCCCTATATCGACGAAATAATCATCCCAGAAAAAATCGACCTTGTGAACCGATCAATTATCGATAAGGCCGGGGGGAGGATTAGCTTCGACGATATCAGCGCTGGGCAGGGTATAAGCCTCTATTTACGGTCGCTTTTAAAGTTACCAAAGGAAGATAAAAGGAAAATCATCGCATTCTTCGACGAGATTTCCACAATGGATCCGAAAACCCTCAAATATCTCATCGACGATCTCATCCAGTTGGAAAAAAACGATCGATTGTTGTGCGCGCTTCTTGTTCAGAAATCCCGAAAGTTACAGTTGAAGGATGTCGGAGAGGTATATAAAGATGCAAACTTCTGATATCGAATATTTGAAAACTCACTTTTACAACCCACTATTCGCACGACTTGACGAAGATAACGCTATCGTGCATAACTCGATCATCATATCATTGCTTCCCAAGACCTCGAACTGGAGGTATAATTACCTTAAGGAAGCGAGCCGGAGCGCACCTATCGAGGATCAAGATATCATCGACATCCTGATTGGAAAGAAATTCATCCGGGTAACCGACGAACACAATCGCTACCAGATTACAGCATCCGGGGTATGGGAAATCGAGAACGATCAAGTCGGCATCGATCAATTGTTTTCGAATATCGATGAGTTATATTTCGATGTCTTCTCGAAAAATCGGCCGCTGACGGCGAAAGAAAAGGTCGCCCTCTTATCGTTCATTGCCGCCCGGACTTTCTCCGAAGCCTGTCCGCTGGATCGAAGAAATGGGCCTGCCTTCCTCGACAACTGGATAGAAATATTCAGAAAGTCCGAATCGTTTCTATTATCTAAAGGGATTATCAAGGAGCCTGCAGATCTGTTCGACAATAGAGACGCGGAAAATGCAGTCGCGTATCTGATCCGAAGGCTGAATAACCTCACAAAGAAGACAAGGAATATCTACAAATCCAGAAGCAGTATTGCCTATCTCGATTTATACGATTACGAACACGAAGAGCTCCAGGCCGATGGTCTGGCCTACCTATTCTGGAAGATTTTTGGCAATGAGCTCGATGCGGATCTGCAGAGTGATATCTTCGATTTTTGCAGCTCGATCAACCAAGAATATAAATCAGTAATTTTCAACCCAGATCAGTTCGATGCCCATATCTTTTCGAGAATTGAGTACGACTATATCTTTCAGGATGCCTTGTTCAAAGCAGATGTTAATAAAAAATCATACGAAATGAGAGAGGCTTGAATCGATTTCGAATGGGAAATTCGATATAAACAATTCATTTCCAATTTTTGATTTTGCTGCGTACTTGGCGTTATTTACCCCATAGACCAGTTGCCACTCTTTGATATGAGCAAAATCGAATAATTGTCTGATCTCAGGAGTGTCGTCGTACGTGATCAACCACTTATACGAATTTTTTTGCGTGCATATTTTCATCGTCCGGGCGAACTTGGCGTGATCGAATGTTGTGTGTAGCAACCCTCTTTTCCCGTAGAGCTTGCTTTTCCCCGAGTTAAAGTACGGCGGATCAAGATAGATGAACGTGCGTTTTCCGTTCTCTGCCAGCATTTCTGAGTAGTCCACGCCCGAAATTTCAACGTCGCAAAGCAGATTACTTAATAATGGCAGTTTTTCAATGATGGGATCGGTCAATCGTTTCTCAAAGGCTTCTTGAGAGTATCCACTCGTATCGATGCCGCCCGAGAACGAAATCCGATTGAGGATAAAGAATCTGACAGCCCGGTCGAACTCTGATAAGGACCTCGGATCTTGCGCCCGCAATCGAGTGAACAAGATCTTTCCATCTCTCTCCTCGGATTTAATTCTTGCAATCTCGTCGGCGAACGAGAAACCCGATTCTTTCAACACATTCCAGAAACAGTAGACATCCGGATTGAGATCATTGATCCGGAATTGAACTCCTCTCCGAACTTTTTGCTTAACAGCAATGAAGACGGATCCCCCACCGACGAAAGGCTCGCGAAACTCAGAAAATTTATTATCTAAAATATGGGGTAATATTGATTTAAGTGCCTTAGATTTGCCGCCAGGATATCGCAAAATGCTGGTTAACGGTGCACTCATCTTTGGTTATCGTCAATATTTGGGACGCCTCTGATTAATCGTTGCGTTCGCTTGATGAAGGGATCCATACAACCTTCATAAGCACGATCAGCTTTATGGCCTCGGATATGAGCGATCCGTCTTTCCTCCCTCATACTGCACTCGGATCACTGGACCAGCCGGGTATCGGTGCGGGAATCTACGATGCGATTCGCGATTCGTCAAGCGATATCAAAAGGAGCGCCGGTCGCGGGGTGTAACTAATCGAGTCCCCTTCATCCTTTCGCCTGGAGTCCGAGGGTCACCAGAGCCCCGATATCGGCAGGAGACAGGCCGGCGACCCGTATCCGGTCGGCGATCGCCGCCGGAACCTCGACTTCTATGGTCGATTTCTCGTCCCGATCTCGAGACCGATACCAGTTCCGGACGGATCGCCCGTCCCGGCACCCTCCGTTGTCCCGGGGGAACTTCTCGGCGAGGTCCCGCGCGAGCTGGCCCCATGACATGGCATGAGCATTATCGAGGATATATCGCTGTTCGTTCTCGGAGAACTTTCGGCCGCTGGTCACTCGTCGAGCCCCCCCGCCAGGAGCCAATCGATCGTCTCTTCGTCGAGCATGCAATCTTCCGCCGGGGGGATCGCGATCCGGGGGACGAAATCGCATGCCCCGTTCGGGTGGTCGTCCGGCACCTCGTCGATCGGGTATTCCGCTCCGGACTCGGCGGCGCACTCGTCGCACGGGTTCGGGCCGGTGACACGGATCACGGTCTCGACGCCAGCCGCTCGATACCGGTTCATGGCCCCGTGGGTCTGTACCCGCATCATCTCCGTCCGGGCGACGCGATCGAGTTTCGAGCGTTCCGCGTCCCACACCTCCGAGAGGTGCGTCGATAGGGTCTTCGAGGACCACCCCTCGCGGATCCCGTCCTCGATCGTCTTGCCGATGTCCTGCCGGAGAGTCTTACCGTGCTCTTCGAGCCATGAGATCATCGTTCCATTGATCTTCGTGCCGCCGTAGCGCGTGAGCTGGCCCTTGTAGACCTTCAGGTAGTCCTCGGCCTCTTTCGCGACATGATCGAACGAGAGCCCGAACGGCCCGCCCTTCGTCGGCGGAGTATGGCCGTATTCGGTCGATTTCTTCGGCAGATACGTCCATTTCGCGGGGATCGCGTTCCCAATTGGGAGCTCGGTTCGTCGTACGTGGTGGAGCTGCTTCTGTGCGAGGAGATCGCCGATGAGAAACGCCCGCCGGGCGTTCTTCGCCAGGGCCTCGACGACCTCGGAGAGGAACGCCTCGATGTCCTCAGCGAACCCGGCTTCCAGGCTCGGCGTCATCAGGAGCATGCGTAGATCACCGCGACAATCACGATCAGTCCGAGGACGAGATAGAGGAGATCCGGCACCGGAGCGGGGCACGCCTCGCAGACCCGACCGGGGCAATCGTCTGGCACGGACATCAGATCGCCCCCGGATAGCATTCGATCAGGTCGACCAGGGGGGCATCGACGAGCCGCACGAGGGGATTCACCCCCGCCCCGAGCAGCACGCGGGCACAGATCGGACAGGGCCGGCGGTTGGCCGGGATCCCGGTCGCGGGGTCGAGCGTGGCGAGATACAAGATGGCGCCGTCCGCCTCCCGTCCCGCGTCGATGACGGCCGCCTGCTCCGCATGCAGGGATCGGCATTCCTCGTACCGGGTGCCGGGCTCGATCCCCCGCTCGATGCGTCGGCAGGTCTCGCACGGCTTTCCAATCACCGGAGCGTTGCACCCCTCGCCGACGATCCGGCCGAACCGGACCAGCACCGCCCCGACCTTCAGGCGGAGACAGGGGGAGAGCCGGGCGAGCTCGATCGCGCGCTGCTCGTACGCAGTCGCTTGAGCCCTGCAGAGCCTCCCGAGGAAGGTCATTCCGAACCGTGCTCCGGGTCCAGGGCGTTCATGGTGTCGAGGTCCTGTGCGAGCTTCCGGTAGGTCTCGGCGATCGCCTCGTGCGCGTTCGCCATCGCCCGCAGCCGAGCGGGATCGGTCGGGATGGTCGGCGAGGGGTGAAAGACCGGGACCGGCTCGGGCTCCGGCGGGGGTTCTCGCTTGCCGATGCAGAGGGCGGGCATTCACGCCTCCGCAGCGGCGAGCCGGGCGCTGATACTCGCGTCGAGGGTTGCGAGGGCGTTATCCAGGTTCCGATAGGTCAGCCGGGCGAGCCGTTCATGATGGTCGACGGCGGTCTTTTCCGCTGCGTTCGTGAGGAATGCAAACGGAGTCATCGGGGTCTCCGTGGCGGCCCACTCCTCCGCGTTGGTCGCGAGGTCCTCCTCCGAGACCGTATCGTGACCGATCAGGGCGCGGTGTTCGTTCTTCGAGATCGTCTTTGCCGCGCGTCCCTCCTTTGCCTGCTCCAGCTGGATCGCCGACCGATCCGCATCGGGCTCGGGGATCCGGAACCGGGCGGAATAGCCCATGGCCGTGTACCCGTTGTGATCGCAGTAATGCCGGAGGATCCGGTTGAACCCGGCCTCGAGCCAGCGGTGATGGCCCCGGATGTAGGTCTTCATCAGGTTCGCCTCCGGAGCCGTGGAGCCGCCGAGCAGTACGCCGGACTTCGCGATCTGGTTGCTCGGGCTCGTGTAGTCGACGATCACCTTGATCAGCAGGTTGATGATCTCGACGATGCTCTGAGAGGTGTTCTGCGGAGTCGGCCAGATCGCCTCCATGTTCTCGCGGAGCGGATAGCGGTTGTCTTTCCCGTAGCTGGAGAGCACGAGCTTCGCGTAATCCACGTCGGAGGTGTTGTCGTTCGCCCTGCAGGCCGGCTGAGGCTTCGTGATCTTGATGAACATCGGGGGTACGCCGAGCTGGTTGACCCACTGCATACCCGCGTTGTAGCAGAACGCGGCCATTTCGAGGAACGGGACCACGGGCCGCATGATCGGATCGCCGGCGATCTCGCCGTCGGCGGGGTCCAGGATCACGAGGACCCCCTTGGCGTCGAGCTTGACCGGGAGCGCGGTTTCATCCTGGGTCTGCCAGTATTCGATCTCCCTTGTTTCCGGGTCGACCTGGACCCCCTGGAGGATCTTCGAGTAGATCACGGGGCGCGATGCCGGGAGGTTCGCGAACGAGTACCCGGGGAGGTAATGCAGGGCCGTGAGCATGAGTTTCGGCCCCTGATACGCCCACACCCAATTGAAGAACCCGGCCCCGTACCACGCCCGATCGGAGAACCCCAATCGCATCTTCGAGGGGATGTCGACGGCCTCGGAGAAGACCATGGCCATCAGTTCCTGCTGAAGCTCGGGCGCGGGATCCCCGTTCCGGTCGACCGCTTCGATCTCGGGGTCGGCGGGGAAGATCTCGTTGTTCAGCTTGTCGATCAGGCCCCGGCCGTGGATGTTGCCCTTCAGTTTGTAGAGCGTTTCCGCCGTGACCTCCGAGACGCGGAATCCGTGGATGTTCGCCACGTAGACCACGCCGGTTTCCGTTGTGACTCCTGCTGCCTGTGCCATGTCAATAGACCATCCTGGGAATTCCCGACTGTGTGCGGCTCATGGTGGGGAGGACGGTGCCGCGCGAGATCGCCGATGCGGGGACCGCGACGATATCCCACTCTCGGCCCTGAGCGAAGAGGAGCATGAGGGCGTCGGCCCGGTCCGGCGAGGAGACCCCCCGCCGTTTCATGTCCTCTTTCGATTCGATCAGGATCTGACCGCGCGAATTCACCTTGTACCGGATATCGGTGAGCTGCACGATCAGCTCCTCGTCCTCCTCGATGTCGATCGCCTCCTCCTCGAAGAGCTTCCGGAGCCCCCAGTACCATTCCGCACGGGTGTTCGCGAACTGCTCGGGGTCGGCGGCCCGAGCCCCGGCCTGCATCTCGTCGACCTCGAATTCCTGCTCTTTCAGGCGGTCGTAGACCCCCGCCCCGATCCCGACCGCATCGATCTTCGCGCAGCGGGCTCCCGTGGACCGGAAGGCGAGGATCACCTCTCCCGCGAGGGTCATGGTATCGCAGAACGGCAGGATCTTCAGGGTCCGGGCGACCGGTCCCCGGCGGTGCATGATCACGGATTCGTCCGACCCGAACCGGGCGACATCGACCGCGAGCTCGGAGGGCTCGGAGGGAATTAGAATCCGCTCGACGGCCGCCTCTATCCAGTGGAGGGGGATCAACCCGTCGGTCCCGACCTGCGGGAACCGGGCGCGGACCTTCGCGAGGTAGAGCGGCGACTCCTCCCCCCACCGGGTGAACCGATCGTAGACCCATCGCGGGGTGACGAGATAGGGGGCGGGGAGCGGCCCCGTGATCTTCTCCTCCCACGTGTTCGCCCGGATGTCGTCTTCGGTGATGCCGAACGCGGAAAAGTTCGGCGTCTCGAACGCGGAGATCGAGATCTTCCCGACCGACGGGATCCGGAACGCCTTCGCAAACCGGCCCGAGGGGTTGGTCGGGTTGCCGATCATGAGGAGCCGGGACTCGTCGGCCGTGAGCACACCGTCGATCGCCTCGTAGATCTCTTCCGAGACGCCGGACGCCTCATCGACGATCACGAGGGTATGGATCGCGTGGAACCCCTGGAACCGGTCGGGGTCGTAGTCCGGCGCCGTGAAGCCCCACGCGAACCAGTCGGATTCGAGCTTGAGCTCCTGGGAGAGCAGCTCCCCGCCGAGCGGCCACCGGGCGCGCTGGTGCCCGGTCCGGATCTCTTTCCAGAGGATCCCCCGCACCTGCCGATCGGTCGGTGCGGTGGTCAGCACGAGTGAGTGCGGATAGTTGTAGAGCCACCAGAGGGCGACGTTCGCGGCTGTGTAACTCTTGCCGGCGGCATGGCAGGACTTGACGGCCGTCTCCCGGTTGTCCCGGACGGACTCGATGATCTCTCTCTGTCTCTGCCATAGCGACCGGCCGAGGACGTTTCCGACCCACCCGGCGGGGTCGGCGATCGCCTCGTTGGCGAGGGCTTCCGCTTCAGCTCGGGGGGGCCTCTCCGTGGGCAATCTGGATCAGCTCCTTCCAGGTCAGGGTACCCGAGTGTTCGACTTTCGCGGCGGGGTAGAGGTTCCGGGTCCGCTTCCAGTCCTGATGGATATGGGCGGCGGTCTTGATGTCGTCGTTCCCGAGCGCTCGCGTGTAGAGGTAGCGGTCGATCGCGTCGGCCTCGGCGAGGAGGTCGGCCTGTTCCTGCTCGTAGGCGGCGCGGCGGATCTTCCGGGCCGCTGTCATGTAGGTATCGACCGTTGCGATGGTGACGTTCCACGCCGGCTTGTGGTTCTTTGTCTCCTTGTTGACGTACGCGGTGATCGAGTGCCGGTCTCCGCCCTTGTTCATGAGGGAGAGGACGAGGAGCACGCGCCGTTCTGTCTCGGCCTTGTTGACCTCCTGTGAGGACGTGTGGGGGCTCTTGCGGATCGCGATGCCGTGCGCGGTCAGGATCTCGCGCTGTTTCCGCCATCGAACGCCGGTCTCCTTCTGGATCTTCTTGTATCCCAGGCCGGAGAGGTAGAGCTCGCAGATCCGCTCCTCGTCGATCGGCGCGGGGTCACTCATCGCTCCTCCAGGAGCTCGGGGGTTTCACCGGTCAGATCGTGCCATCGCTGGAGGATCACGGCCGTATACTCGGGGGAGATCTCACACCCGGCGGCTCTCCGGCCGAGCTGCTCGCAGGCGATCAGCGTGGTTCCGGAGCCGAGGAACGGGTCGAAGACGAACGCATCCTCCGGGGTCAGGAGCTCGACCAGCCAGGCGATCAGGGCGATCGGTTTCTGTGTCGGATGGGCCGTGCGTTCGTTCCCCCGCGCAACAGGGGTCTCGAATACGTTCGAGGTCGCTCCTCCGCCGTTCCAGCAATGGACCTTTCCCGGCGTCCTGCCGAATACGGCCGATTCGATCGCGGTGCAAAAGTTCTTTCGGGGCTGCGGGTTGATCGCCTTCTTCCAGTACAGGGTATTCAGAGGGTGGACGCCATACCGATCGAATGCGTTCCAGAGGTTCGTGAGCCGGGCGTTTTCCCAGAACGAGACGAGGGCGGCCCCGGCTTCGAGCGCGCGGACCGCCTCGGGGATCCAGGTGAGCGGGGCTACTTTGTCCCACTCGAGATCGAAGGTCCGCATTTTCGTTCCATGCCGCTGGATCTTGTCCTTCGAGGCGGTCCCGTACGGGGGGTCGGTGATGCAGGCGGCGGCCCGGGTGTCCCGCATCAATCGATCGATGGTCGCGGGGTCCGAGGAGTCCCCGCAGATCACCCGGTGCCGTCCGAGCTGCCAGAGCTGGCCGGGCTCCGTCTGCCAGTGTTCGCGGAGCTCGGCGGCGCGATCGATCTCGGGCTCGGGGGCGTCGTCGTCCTCGGTCGAGTCGAGGGCGATGTGGTGATCCTTCGCGACCGCATCGAGCAGGCCCCGAATCTGCTCGTTCTCGGTGTCGATCGACCCGAGGAGGTCGACTAGCACCTCCCGATCGGCTTCGGCCATGGCCCCGATCGGGTCGAAGGTCGCGATCGCGATCGCTTCCTCCTCTTCGGAGAGGTCGACGATCGTCACCGGTACGGTCTCTTCATGGTGCTTTTCAGCGAGCAGGACCCTGAGGTGACCGTCGATCAGGCGACCGGTGCGGCGGTTGAATGTGACGTGATCGATCCATCCGACATCGCCGAGGACCGCTAGAAGAGCCTTCTGCTGAGATTTCGGGTGCTTTCGCCAGTTCCTCGGGTTCGCGAGCAGATCCTTAACCGGGAGGTCGGCGACCTCGACGATCCGGTTTTTCCAGGTCTCCATAGGTCCTAGAGGTCCTCGTCGTCGGGCTCCGCCGGCGGATATCGGGTCTCCGTTGGGGGCTGCTCCCGGAGGAGGTCGAGGATCCGGGCCTGCGTCTCGGCGATCTCCTCCACGGCCCTTTCTATCCGATCGACCGCCCCCGCCACTCGCGATACGGCGACCTTGAGCGCAGCGACCTGGGCGAGCGGGGAATTGTCGTCAGTCGTCATCGTCGGTGATCCCTACGAACTCGTCCGAGGGCATGACGGGCCGGCGCCGGCTGTCGTCAAACTCCGGCGCGTATCGATCGCGGGGGAACTCGTCGGGCATCGTCAGAGGGTGAGCGCGTCCTTGAGGTCCTTGCCGGACGTGTAGATCTCGATCGTCGCCCGGCCGATCGCCATCGTCTCCGCGTCGGTGATCGTACCGTCGGCGATCGCGGCGTCATACTGCCGGAGGTTTTCGACCACGGCCCCGCCGAGGTTCGCGGCACGGGCGATCTTCGGACGGTTGACGAATACCCCCGCTGCAAAGGTGCATAGACCCACAACAGCGGCAAAGAGGAGCTGATAGTCCGTTAGGGGCATGGACCGTTTTTGAAAATTGGGGCTCAATACATTTTCGATGGTTTCGGTTATTCCTGTATCCCGGTCAAGCAGTCCTCCATCCATTCGCGGTGGAACTCGAACAGGACTCGATCGTTTGATATCACGATCTGCTCGATCCGGGGGTTCGCGGTCTAAGTCGAGGTGTGGCAGGCCATAGGCCACGAACTAGTCGGCTGTGACCTACTGCAGCACACGGATCATTTCGCCGAAGTGATCGTCATGGTCCTGGGTCGCCATGACATTCTCGAGCCGGGAGATGCTATCGGCGGCGAGAGCGGCCGAAACGGAGGGTGCGGCCCACGATTTCCCCGTGCCGATGAGCATCGCGTGGCCGTTCGCGCCTGGACGAGGATTGAGACGCCCTGGTCGACGTCGAGATGGGTGACTGTCGGGTGCCGGGGATATTGGCGGTTGCGGGGCTGAGGTGGCCTCGCTGACCGAGGATTACAGGGAGTACAGCTGGTCATCTCTGATGGTCATCGCGGGATTCAGGCAGCCGTTGCTTCATCCTTCATCGGTGCCTCGTGGCAGATGTGCGAGGTCCACACGACACGAGCCGTGTTGAGAAACATCCCGAAGAAACATCATCGTGAGATCGTCGACCGGCTCAGGGAGGCATTCGGAAACGGAGAACGATTGCAGACGCTGGCTGACGACCTCAACGAACGGGGATACCGAAAAGTAGCAAACACGATCGAGTGATTCTTGTCGGGACTGCTGAACTACACGGCCTTTCCGAAGGCGCATGGAAAATGGATCCGGACGACCAATCTCATGGAACGGATCAACAAGGAACTCAAACGAAGGATCCGAGTCATGCCTTCCCCTCGGAGCATGCCCTCATGAGATTCGCCAGGGCGATCCTCATGGACATCAACAAGGAGTGGGTTATCGAAGGAAGGTATTTGTCGATGAACGAGTGATGATCAAGGGCGGATACAGGGTACCGGGAAGTTACAGCAATTATAAGACACTACCAGAATTACCGAAGTACTGTGGCTAGTATGCCACTACACCCTTTCGGATATTAATTTTATCTATTGCTATTTTTGCCGACTGTTGAAGATTTCTATCTTCCTCATCGTCATTAATAATTTTTTGTAAATGAATAATTGCATCAGGATGGCCTTTATCAATTAGAAATTCTACTGCAGCTCTCCGAACAGCGTCATGGGGCGCATAGAGTGAGGTAATTATTGCATCATATATTTGTGGATCTTCATCAAATTTTTCTAAGGCTTTAATTAAACATTCTTTCTTCATCACATCATCACTATTGTCAGTTAAGGCATCACAAAGAAGAGTGGCAGATTGCTTCGATTTTGTCCCATAGTATTTAATTAAATCTGCTGCGGCGAATCTTGACTCAGATTTTTCAGATATAAGAGCGTTAGATAAAATTTCATTCGTTTTTTCGCGATCAATATTGTCTGCTCGATTTCTGAATTCAATCAAAGCTAACCTTGCATCAGATATTACATTTTTATCGGGATCGGTGATCATCCTACAGAGAGGTATTATCGCGCTATTATCCAATAATTGTCCTAATGATCCGCATGCCGACCTACGAATTAATCCTTCCGAATCGTCAAGTTGCGATATTAAGGGTTCTATAACCATTTTCTCATGAAAATTTCCAAGTCCTGATGTTGCTTTGAATCGAACAAACGGATCGGAATCTTTGAGAGCTGCAACAAGATGGTGTATCATCGTTAAATGGTCTATCATCTGTTCATCCTTACAACTTGATAATGCATCAATAGCAACTCCCCTTACATTGGCATTATTATCCTTGAGTAAAAGAATTAGAGTTTGTATCGCTTCTCGATCATCCCAATGAGGACGACAATATTCATAATCCCCCGTGAATACGGTTTTTAAAGCAATAGCAGAAGATATTCGAGCTTGAGGATTTGAATCCTTTAATCCTTTAATTAGCGGCAGAATATTAAAATGAGTTGGATCCTTCCATACTAATAATCCAATGACATGGATTATCGCGTCTCTTGTCGTATTATCATCACTTCCAAGTAATGAGATAATTTCTTCTGTATTGAGTCGTTCGTATATATTCAATAATGATATTTCAGATTCATTTTTAATTTGGATATGTCTGGTCTTCCTATTGACGAGATAAACATCTTTAAGTGCAGAATAATCCCCAACCTGCTTAAGGGATCTGATCGCATGATAAATGGTTTCCTCATCCTTATCATTCGTTGCTGTTAGTAACAAAGCCACAGCACGAGGTTCATTTTTAAAATTTTTCAGTGCGATTGCCGTAGCATTACGTATTAAAGTTCTATCATGTTTTATCAATGATTGAAATGAATCAAGAACTCTCTTATCCCCCACTTCCCCCAATGCATAGATTACATCGCACATAATTCCGATATCGGAACTAGCGAGTAATTTTAAAAGAGCGTCCACATCTTTTTTATTTTTTATTTTTTCAATATTTGGCTTTCGAGAAAACCACGACATAGTAGATAATAACTAGTATCTTAAATAAAAACGTAGTGTCTCAGAAATATTGATATTTCCTCGAGGCTCAGTATTTCGTTAATTCCCCTCCGTGATCATAATCATTCATCATCACTCCTCACCTCTTTTGCCTATTCGTGACTTCTGAGTGCAGGAATCATCCGGATGATCTTCAACATTGATTGCACCGCTTCCCAGATCATCAACCGGAACTGATCGAATCGGAACGCACGCTTCTCGATCGTCTTCGGCCCTCGTCTCACGGGGGAAAACTGATTCCAGAGAACGACCATCCAGAGGTTTTCAGAATGAAGGAGATGATGGCAAAGAGATAGCAGATTATTAGGTTGCGGGTTGATGTCCTGGGTTTGACCTGGTTGCGCATCCCCTACGACGACTCGATTGTAAACCGTGAACAATATATTTCATAGATCTTCCGGGGATGTCTGTCGATGCCATCGACGACATACCCAAGAGAAATGCGAAATTAGCGAACTACTGGTCCGGGCGGTCGAAGGGGTTCCCGTCGTCGGGTGTGATCTTGGTATGGGGATCGTCGAAGGGGTCTCGCTGAAGCGTTCTCATTCGTGTAGTGCTCTCCGGCAGTCCGGACAGAGGATCGCGGGCTCGTCGTCAATTCGGACGATATCGAACGCCTTTCCGGGCTTTTGGCAGTTATCACACTGCGTTGTCATCGGGACTGCCTCAGCGAGGAGGGATATCTCGTCCTTGCGCTTGAATTTCCTGCTGCACTGCGAGCAGCAGAGCATTTGATTTGGGCTTCGCGGCTTCCAGGTGTGGCCGCAGAACGGGCATTTTACCATCGTCTCGGTTCTCCCTCAAATTCTATATAATTTCTGAATATTTAGATTCCTCGCTTTATTTTTCGATCGGGTCGTAAAATATGTGTCCAAATACCATCGATCGATGATACGGGCCTCGATACCCCTGAATGGATCGACCGTTCGCGCCAAACATCTTGGGAATATCCTTTTCTTTCCATGTCCCATCCGGGTTCATCAGCCAGTACAGTTCGAAGAGGACCTCATACGATGCTCCGATCTCCTCCCCCATGAACCGAATCCCTGTTATCTGGATTTCGATCCTCTCGGCCTCCTGTGCCCGGTAGACCTCGGGGGCATAGGGATATCGGGGGATCTCGTTTCGGCCGAATTCGCAGAGGTGCACCCCTAGCCAGAGGTCGAAGTTACGGAGGATGTCTTCGCGGGCGGGCTCCTGAAAAAGGTGCATCTGCATGATCCCGGCCTCCGGTTAGACTCCTGCCTTTGCGGCTTCGCTCGCGAGGGTGAGCGCGCCTAGGATCCGCTGCAGGTCTTCCACGAGGACTGATGATGATCCGTACACCTCGCCAGCCTCCTTGAGGGTCTGTTCGGTGAACGTCCGCAGAACCGACACATCCGAGACGAGGTTCTGCCTTCGGCGTCTTGCCTCGACCTCGGCCTCTGACTCGGGCTCTTGCGGGGCCTCGGCCTCCCGCTTGCAGGCGGCACAGACGATCTTTCCGTCCGGGCTGAGTTCATATTCGTCGTCTTCGTGCTGCCGCTCGAAGCAGATCGAGCAGTACCCCACGACCGGCGGAAAAGATTTGAGGGCCTGGACAGTCGCCTCAAGATCGGTTTTTACGTGGTTGTATCGCGGACCGTCGAAAACATGGTACTGCTCCCACCGGGTGAGCTGGTCCCGCAGCTCTTCCTCTCGGGCTTCCAGGTCGGCCCGGCTCATGGCGGCGTATTCGTCTGCCGTCGGGAGTCTCGGCACGTAGTCGAGGTTGATCTGTTCTAGGAACAGATCGGTCATCAGGTCATCATGGAGGTGGTCGCGGCCGGCCGCGTGCTTCACGATCGCATATGCCTGGGATTGGTGGTTGCGTCGGAAGCCGTTTTCCGTGAACGCCCCCACGATTGTGACCTCGATCCAGGATCGCGCCGTTCCTCTGCCGAACTTGCATCGGACGACCTCGTACCCTGCGGCCTTCAGTGCGCGCCGTGCGGCGGTCGTCTCGGAAACAGTCTTTGTCGGTTCGCTCGTGGTTGCCATTTCCCTTTCCTCTACTACTATATAGTAGTCATAAGTATTTATAACTTTCGTTAAAGGGAAAATACAAAATCGGCTACGTGCTCCGCGATTCCCAATCGCGGAAATCTTCCAGCGTCGAACGGACTTTCCAGGCAGCGCGGGTGAGGCGGTTGGAGCTTGCCCGACCGGGAGATTCCTTCCGGGCGATCTCCTCGGGAGGGGTCTCGTACAAACCGGCGTGCCCATACTCCTTCGAGACCTTGAGCAGGATCCGGATCCGGCGGAGGGTGTAATCGGGATCCCGGTCGGGGATGTTTATGATCTCCCACGCGGCGAACGCGCGGATCCGGTCGGCGTCCCGGACGATTGCGGGGGGCTCGGGCGTGAGGGTTCGCGGGCTGGTTTCGATCTGCGTGATGGCGCCGGTTGGCCGGAGCGGTCCCCGGCTCTGCATCAGAGGGACCGCCATTACGGATCCCTCTTCGGGAGCTCTTCGCCCTGAGCGTTCAAGACCGTCATATTCGATCGCGGTTTGAGGTGGGGGTTATCCCACTCGCGCAAGATCCGTCCTGCATACTCGATATCGTCCCCGGACGGGGCCTTGATTTTGATGAACCGGGCCGGAGGAACCGGATAGATCCGTCCATCATCACCGCGATAGATCATCGCCCCGGCCTCAATACGCTCCCCTGCGATCTCTCCAGGAGGGATCCATCGGCCCCGCTCGAAGTGGCCGGGGGTGGCCTCGGCCCGGACCATGCAAGGGGGAAGCCCGAAGCCTTCGATCTGCTCGCCCTGGACGGGCGGGCGTCCGGTATCGCCGGACCTCACTACCGACGTATAGGGGACGGGTATAAGCTCTCCCGCCTCGGTCCGTGGAGCCGTGACCCCCTCGCTGTCGATTACGCGCTGTTTCCAGTCGATACCCAGGGACGTAAGGATCGCCTCATACGCCGCCTTAAGCCCGAACCATTCCCCGTTCAGATAATCGAAATTCTCCGCCTCGTTGGGAAGGCAACTCCGGTAATCGAGATACCGCATTCTCGCCTCTATCCGCTCGATTACGGACATAAGCGGGCCGATGTCGATCATTCTGTCGGCTCCTCCTGATGGGCCATAACGGGCGGGTACAGCCTCGGCACGGTAATGATCGTGGCCGCGTCGGTCTCGGTCACCGTGACGCCAGCACGGGCGACCAGGGCGGATATGAGGTCGACGGTCGGAACCTCGAACACCTCGTCAAGGTCTTCGAGGGCGGTCATATCTCCCCCCGCACATCCCGGTAAAACTCCCGGTATTCGTCCGGCAGGAACCCGAGCGTTCGTTCTGCGATCCCGGTCGCGGCCACCCTCACGGCTCCATAGAGCGCGCGGAGCGTCTTCCCTCCGGCCGTCATGATGTCCGGCGGGATCCGCTGCCGGATGCCGTTCAGCTCCCATTGCTGAGGGCGGCACTCGGGGGGCTGGAACCAGATCCAATCGCCGTCTTCCAGGTAGAGCGATCCCTGAGGGATCGGGAACGGCGGCGGGGTCTCGGGGGCGACGGCGATCGGGAGCAGGGTAATCCGCGGACTCTTCGAGCCGGCCGGGACGGTCCAGAGGGTCCCGGTCGCGGCGGTCCGGATCGTATACGACCCGTGGCTCATGTCGCTCCGCTTCGCCAGGTACTTAGCGAGGTCGTTCTTATGCTCGGGTGCCTCGAAGTAGATCCGTTTCTCCATGCCGCCGAGCAGGATCGGGTTCTTCGGCGGGTTGACGAGGGTCAGGTCGACGATCTGATCGTCACCCATCGCCTGATAGGCTCGATAACGGTTGTTCCTGAGCTCGGCCTGTACCCTGGCGCCGTGGCCGCCGTATTCGATCGCGATCCCGACCGTCGAGCCGTCGTCGATCCAGTCTTCGATCACGAGACTGTCGGCGGTCTCGTTCGTGAACAGTCCCCCGCAGTTGTAACAGCGAGACGTCCGCATGCGGCGGAAGGTTCCGGCGGGGGCATACACTCCGCTCTGATACCGTTCCTTCGGGGTGCCGGCCGATCGCTGTCCCGCATCCCAGATCTCGACGTCCTCGACGACGAGATCAACGATATCCTGCCGGTGCCCGGTCCACGAGCCGTCCCAATGCAGCGCGCTCTGCCACGAATCGCGGATCAGACCGTTCCGGATCCGCCAGCGGAGGGCGTTGCCGGTGTCGTTGTCCATGGCGCAGCTCCAATCCTGTTTTCCGCCCTTGATGTAGCCGGAGCCGCACCGGAGGAGAACGAACGAATCGATCAGGACGTCGGCGAAGGTGCCGAGACCATTCCCGGTCCCCTGCTGTGCGCCGTCCAGGTGGAACCCGAGCCCGTGGTGATACGAGTCCTCGATCCGGATGTTGGTCAGCCGGATGTTTCGCATGGTGCCGTTCGGCGGCCCCCAGAACTGGATCGCCCCGGTGCATCCTCCCCGGCCTCCGAAGTCGAGATGTTTCCCCGGTTCGAGCGACTGAATCACGGAGACGTGATCGAGCCACAGATCGGAGGCGTGCGCCTGGATGCCGATCCATCCCCAGGTGGTGATGCCGATCAGGTTGGCGCCGGCCTCGTCGAGCGTGATCCGGCAGACGTCCTTTTCGGCGCGGAGCTCGGTACCCGGGGCGGCCTTGATCGTGGTGCCCTTCCCGACTCTCAGGTATCGTGTGCCGTCTGCTGCTCTGCCTGCGTTGGCGTCGTACCGACCTAGAGCGAGCTGGATCTCTGTGCCGTCCTCCGCGAACGCTCGCGCGAGGCGGGTCACGTCATCGCCGTTACAGACGATATCGGCGTCGTTCCGGTCATTGAAAGAGCTGTTTTTCGCTGCGATCTGGATTGTCATGGCCCTGATCCCTCCTGGTCCATCGTGGTCCTCTGTCTCTGCTTCATGGCGGCCCCCGGTTCCACGGTCGAAACGCTAGGAGCTCGGCGGAGCCGGGTTACGATCTGTAGTGAGTCGATTCTTCGATCGGCCATCAGAGGATCTCACCTCCGATCAGCCGGCAGCCAAGCGGAGCGGCGCCTGCGTTCGGTCGGGAGGGGAATGCCTGCCAGCCGCCCACGCCCGGCCTGTACGTCGTGAGCTGGTTGATGGACGCCTCGGGGACCGGCCCCCAGGCGGCGCACCTCTCCCGGTTGCACATGTCCCGCCGGAACGGACAGATGACCGATGTCAAGCGGGAACCTCAGTCAGAAGGCCCTGATTAGGCATCGTTAGGGGGGTACGTTTCCCCTTTAGGCCCTTTGTCGATACTCGGGCCGTCTTGCGGGGGTGAGGAGCGCAGAACGCTTCTGTGTGCCTCTCACGCGATCGGCTCACGTCTGGGGGGTTCAGGCAATCCGGACACCGGGGGAGGTCCTCGGGAGCCTGCTCCTCGAACCATCGGGGAGGTTTGCCGAACCGACCGCAGACGGAGACGAGAGGACCTCGATGGGGGACGGGGAACAGGTGCGCGTGCCCCTCTCTCAGTCGACGGTCGGCATACCATCCGGGAGCGAACCGGAGCGCGGGGGAGTTCAAACGGTCGTGCGAGGGTGCCCGAGCATGGGCGATCGGATTCGGGAGTTCAGTGAGATCATCGGTCATGGAGTTCTGAATGGGGTTCGCGGTCGTCGAGCGGTGCATGGTCGGCTCCGGCCTCCCGGAGAAGCGCGGCTTTGACCGGCTCGGGGATCCGGCCGTACTCGACTTTCGATCCCTCCGGCCCGCCGTGGGTGATCGTCTTGGTAATCCAGGCTCCGGCGAGGAAGAACCCGGACTCCTCGACGACGATCGGGATCGGGTCGAGGGAGTCGAAGTCCCCCGCCTCCAGCTTGCGACGGAGGAACCGGATCGCCGTTGCGGCTCCCTGCTCGGCGGTCTGCAGAGCGTCCGGGTAGCCGGCCTGTCGGCGAACGGTAGCGAAGAGCCCCCGCCAGCCTCCGGGGTCGACGAGGATGCCGCTCCAGTCGCTCAGCTTCTCGCGGTCGATCGGAGGGATTTTCGTATTCCCTTCGTGAGCGGGAGGGGTCATCGGCACCCCCGCGAGCATCGGCGATCGCTCATCGCGAATCGACGAACCGCGATCGGCAGATTTGAGGGGAGGGGGGGCTTGGATTTTGACAATCCGAGCATCCTCAGGTCTGCGTTCGCCGAGTATTCGACGGATAGGGCGTTTTCAAAAATTGAGGGGTGGCTAGGGGTGGCTTTTCCTATACACTTTCTATAGAAAATTGTCAAATTTTTTCCATGCGTAGGGAAGGAAATAAGCCCCCCTAAGCCCCCCAAGCCCCCCCTCATGGGCTCACCTTCACTATCTTCCAATAGGCACTTTTGTGTGCGGTCCTATCCTTCACTATCTTGTAACCTCCTGGTAGTCTCGATCCTGCTTTTCGGCGGAGAGCATGACCGAGCTTATTGGCAAAGCTGTTTCCCTGCCGATTCCACGCTGCCATGAGCTCCCCCGGCACTGCGGAAATTAGCTGATCGTCGAAGTTGGTATGCCCCGCTTCGTCCCGCAAATACTGCACGATCTCGGCGACGGATACCGCGCTCGTGCCCCACAGATCATACCACTTCGCTGCGAACGCTGACCACTCGGGGGTGTCCGCGTCGGCCTCGTCGTAGAGCTGATCGAGGTTGCCGAGGAACCCTTCGATACCGGCCACTGCGAGGATCCCGCCGATGATCTCGGACCACGACTCGAACGATCCGAGCTTCGGCAGGGTGTCCGGAACCGCTCTTCCGGCGACGATCCAGGCACGTGCAAGGATCAGGATCGCGCCGAGGATCGGCCCCCGGACATCCCGGATCCACCCCCGGAGATCGGGGTGCCGGAATTCGATCTCTCGCTGCCAGGGGCGTTCCGCGTCCGCGTCGATGCGGATCCAGTAGCACCGGCGCGGGATATCCCCGCCGAGCTCGATGTTGTTCCCCGTCCCGATCCAGGTGATCGTATGCGGAAAGATCGCCTGCTCCGATTTCCCGAGTATTCGCCCCTCGTACACCGTCGAGGTGAGGAGCGCCGCGAGTGAAGGCGATTGGAGCCGTCCCTCCAGGTTATCGACCACGACCACGTTTCGTCCCGCGATCAGGACCGTCAGAATCTCCTTTCGCCAATCGGCCTCGTCCGTCGGCGGGGTCATGATCGACGGGTCCCGGCCGATCGTGATCTGCGAGATGCAGGATGCGATGAGGGATGCCCCCGTGCCCTGCTGCGGTTTGTCGATCAGCGCGAGGGGGACCGGACCCTGAATCATGGGCCGGATCACCGGGGTCATGATCGTGGCGATCGCGTTCGCCCTGCTCGCGTCGTCCACGAACGGGAAATCGCAGAACACCTCTTGCAGAAGCTCGGCGGCCATCGCGACCTGGTCGGGGGTGGGGCGCTCGGGGATGCGGGGGATCGACAGGTCGGGCGTCGGCATGTAATACAGGCCGGTCACTCGATCGAATCCCTTCCGATCCAGTACCGATCCGTCCGGGCGCATGGTCGGCGTCTCGATAATCCCAGTGATGGCCGGCAGTCCGAAATCCCCTGTAGGCTGCCGCATATAGTCGCGGACGACATCGAGCGGCGGCGGCACGATCGTATCCGCGATCATCACCCGGCCGTCCCGGTCCCTCCGCTCCTTGGTCCGCACCCAATCGATGCAGCGAGCCATCTCATACCGGACCGTGTAATCGTCCATCTTCTCGATTGTCGGCCGTCCCTGCTCGTCAGCGCCGACACGGACGAGCGACCCGGCGCGGATGAACATATAGGGCTCCGAATCGTTCCAGTCCCGTAGCGCTCTCGTCGCGGCCCATGTGATCTTCGACAGGTCCAGGGTGTTGACGACGATCCGGGTTTCCGCTTCCGCCGGTGTCTCTCCTGGAGTCGTGGGGGCTGCTATCGTTGAGATGACGGCACCTCCGGCTCCTCGGGTTTCGACTCGCCGAACGGACAGAGGAGGAGCTTCCAGATTGCCGGGCACTTCTTCCCAGACCGGCGGCATATCGCATTGCCGTAGGGCTCTTCGATGGCGGGGCATCCATAGGCGTACATCATCCCGATCCCCCGTTCACACCAACCAACACCCCCGGCACCCGGACGATGGTGTAGAATTTTTCGCCATACGGACTATCGGCATACGGCTCGGCGGAGACCGTCACCCCCTTGCAGCGGGACAGTTCCGCGATCAGCTCGCGAATCCGCTCCCTCTCTTCTGGAGTCGTCATCGGGCCGTCTCCGTGGCCGTGTGCTCATTGACTCGGGCCTGCAGGTCGATCAGGTCGTCCACCTCGATCACCGCGAATTCCCCTCCCTCCGGCAGCCCCTTCGAGGGCTCGAGCAGGAGCACCAGCATGGGCCTGAGCGGAGTGAGGGTCTGCATCGTCTCGCACAGCCCGCGGCTCTCCAGAAGCCATTGCCGGAACTGGATCGTTTTCTTGGATTTCGTCAGGATCCACCAGTCCGGGGGGCAGGGGTGACGACTCAAGAGGATGCAGAGGTCTTTCCGCTCCACGATCGCGAAGTCCCCGCCATAGCGTAAGCCCTTACAGGGCGAGAGCCGCATCACGAGGAGCGGCCGAAGCGGGATCCCTGCGGTCCGGTTCTCAAGATCGCAGTTCGTCCGCGTCTGCTGGAGCCAAAGGCGGAGCTCGATCACCTCATGGTGCTTGCACTCCACCGCCCACGGAAACGCAGCGCGAGCGCGATCCGAGAGCCGGATATCAATCCCCGGTAGCCCCATCGGCGCGGGCATTACGTCCTCTTTCGGCAGATCGAACCGCCGACGGATCTTCTCCGCGATCCGGTTCTGCAGGGCTCGCGATTTCCCCTTCTTCGTCGCGGTCGAATTCGCCGTCATCGCGGAGCACGCTCCCGGATCAGAGCTTCGCGAAGGATGTTATGGAGTATCGAATCCGCGATCCCATATGAGGCGGCGATCGCGGCCCTGCTCTCTCCGGCCTGGAGCCGTTCGAGGACCGGAGCGGAATCTTTCCTGAGCTGCGCCGTGACGATCTCCTTCTGCGATCCCCTCTTCAGGCGGGCTCTATGGACGAGTCGCTTTCCGTCCGTCAGGGTCCGGAGGGCGTCGCCGAGGTTCATGCGGGCGCCGTGCTCTTCTGTAGCCGTTGCCATTCTGCGATCACTCCTGTCAGTCGTCGTGTGGTCTCCGGAAACGCGGCCTGATACGCGGTCCAGGCTTCTTCCGGTGTTGCGGCTCCCTTGAGGACCTGGTGTTCAAATGTGGAATATTTCAGAAACGCCCGCACGGGAGACCGGATCCCGAAGACTTCCCGATAATGCCTGATCCGGGTAACAAGCCGGGCTTTCGTCTCGGGGCTCCGATCGGAGCACACTCGTTCAACGAGGGCCTCCGGGGCCTCAGCCGAGTTCGCGAGATCCTCGGCGGAAAAGAGACCTATCGCCCAGATTGCCGTATGAATCGTGTTCTTTTTGACTGTCTCGTCGTTCGTCAGGATCTCGGCATACCGCCAGAGGTCGGGGCGGTCCGCGATCGCCGCACAGAGCACCGGCGGCGTGCGTTCCCCGAAATTTCTTCTGATAAAGTTCTCTTTCCAGGTCCGGACCGCTCGCTGTCGTGTGTCCGCGTCCTGCGGCCCCCTCTGTCGGGGCTGCAGCTCGGCTCGGAGCACATACCGCCGGTATCGGATCACATGGGTCGACAGGTTCCGGATCCCGGTTCGCAGCTCGATCCACTCGGGGGCAATGGAGAGATCCGAAAGAGCCTCCTCCGGGATCCGCCGGAGAGAGTAATAGCTCGTCCGGATCGATGCCTCGGCGAATTCTCCCTGCATGCGTTCCTGCATCAGGGCGAGGTCATCCCGGACCGGAGCGGGCGGGGGGCCGTGTTTTTTGTGGAGCTCGAGCGGGATCCTCGGCTTCGGTTGCTGGGTTCGCTTTCGACGGGCGGCCTTCGGCGGGGTCGGGTCGATCTGCGGTTCGGGGGGGGCCTGCCAGAGCGGGAGGTTGTGTTCCCGTCGCCAGTTCCAGCACTCGGGATCGGGGATCTCCTCGCCGATGTGGCAGGAAGGGAAGGCCGGGCACGACTCGCAGAGCAGGGCCTCGATATCCATCACGGAATCGCCCCCGTCAGGTATCGAGGGGTGGTCCGGACCTCGATCCGGATCGCCTCCTGCTCCACCAGTCCACTCACCAGATACGACCGGAATTCATCGGCGATGTGGTCCGCGATCTCCTCGAAGAAGCCCCGTTCCCCTCGCGGGTACGAGTGCGGATAGAGCATCGCGAACCGTCCCGAGAATGTGAGGGTTACCGTAAACGTCCCGGCAGTCACCCCAATCGCCCCCGCGGCTTCTCACGGGACCAGACCGATTCGTCCCGGCGGGGCGGTTTCTCGCGGCTCCTTTCTTCCTTCCGCGTGTGTTCCCTCGGCCGATTCAGGGACTCGATCAGCCCGTTGGCCCGTGCGAGCTTCACCGCTTTGGGGTCTCGCCTGCTCCAGATCTCCGAGTCCGGCGAGACGCGGAGCGGGGTTTCGTCGGTCACGGGGTCACCTCGGCGAGGGGGATCGGGCCGTGCTGATACCCGATCAGAACGGCTTTCGCCGTCGCGATCTGCGTCGCCCAACAGCCGAGCGAGAGGTCCGGCGCGGGACGGATCCGGATCTCCCCGTACTCGGTCGCATAGGCGATCCCGGTCTCAGTCACCCCATCGTTCTGGAACAGTTCGGAAAACTGATTCCCGTCCAGGATGAGCGGCGCGTCGGGCCGGAGGAGATAGAGCGGACTGGTCGGGAACCCATTGATCTGCAGGGTCATCGCGAACCGTTCGAGGCTCGGAGGCGTCTCGAGGGTCACGGCGCCCATCCTCCAGCTCCGAGGGTCTCGTCGGCGAGCGAGGTAAACAGGTCGTGGTTCGTGACGTGGATCGGGACGAACGCGGCATGCGTATACGTACACACGACCCGATCGAGCTCTTCGCTCTCCACAAGAGCGGCGAACAGAACCGAGAGCGCGCCCGCACACGACCGCCACTCCTCCCGGGGGCACACCAGTAACGGGCACCGATCGGGGGCGCCGGAAAAAGGATCGCAGTATACCGATCGGTTAAGGATGCACTCAAGCCCCCGGCCCTTGGGATCGATATACTGGAGATCCGCGTGTTCGCAGATCATTCCGGGCACCTCGCGAAGAAATGCACGAAATAGACCTTTTCGGCCGAGAAATTCCTGCGATGGAGCGATCTCCAGAGGATTTCGAAGTCCTCGGGGCTCTCGCACCCTTCGAGCCGATAGAAATGCTCCCGGACGTTCTGAAGGGTCATGGTCCCGACGTCGATAATCCGGAATCGCACGCCCTGGATCTCGAACTCGTCTCCGGCCCGGCCTTTCTGCTCATCGCGAGACGTGCAGATCTTCCGCCCCTCAAGCGCGGCGGTCGCCATCCTCGACGAGAATTTCAGGGTGATCAGGGACATGCCCCGCATCCTCCCTGATCAGAAGACCCAGCCCGCACCTCTCCTGCATGCTCTGGTGAGAACAGGCCCGATCGAATATTCGAAAGGATCATATCGGCCGCTTCGATATGGCCGCGAGCCCGTCCCCGGTCGTAGTCGGAACTGTCGATTTCGACGAACACGGGCGGGGCTGCTCGCATGCACTCGCACCATTGTTCGACGGCGTACCGGCTCAGAAACTCAATCCCATGGACCAGGCGCCGCCCGGGTGTGTTCAGGGGACTTCGCTTCATGGCGACTCCTCGACGAAACGCCCGTCCACTATCGCGGGGCGAGGGTTCCGCACCGGTCGCGGCCGGAAGTGCGGCTCGCAGGCGACGACCTCCGCCGGCGGGATGAGGAAGATCAGGCCGGTCCGCTCGCAGCGATAACTCTCCGCTCGCTCCGTGTCCGGGAGAGAGCAGGCAGAGCACTCGATACAGGCGGGGCTCATCGTGGTTCCCCCTGGTCGCAATCTCGGACCCCTCCGGCAGGAAGCAGGATCGCCCGTCGTCGACAGAGCCACCCAAGAACGATAGGATTCCCGCAGCGGTGCCGGCACTCCTCGCAGCGGATCATCTGTTCGCCACCTGATGTAGCGCCTTCGCTCGAGCGATGAACCCTCGGGGGAGTTGCACCCCTTCCCAGGCTCCCGGCCCGGTCGGAGAATCGATCAGCCCCGTTTCAGCGTCGATCATCGCGCCGGCGGGAAGCGGGATCGGCCGCTTCTTCCGGAGCCGGCGGCGGAGTCCGTGCGGGAGGGGGATGAGTTGGGCCATCCTATCCCTCCCTGATGCAGGATTCAAACCCGCCCTCCGGGACCACGGCATTTCCTGGAACGCAGAAGTCCCGGATCCCGTCCGGCATGGGGGTGCGCTCGGGGCATGACTCGCAGGATGTCATTTTCGGAGTCATCGCCAACCTCAAAGTGCCTGTATACACGCCTTGCAGAGGTTCCGCGAGACAAACAGCCGGCTCGTCTTCTCCTCGGCTGCCGTGAGGGCCTTCCCGCACGTCTCGCACAAGGCCCCGTTCGCGGCCATCGTCTCCTCCTTCTTCGGCTTATTCTGACCAGGAGCTGCCTTCTCCTTCTCGGACGATGAGGGGACGTGCGGATCCTTCTTCGCCGGGGCGGAGGGCTGCTGTTTCGTTGACTTATCCGGCGCGGGAGGCTGTTCCGGCTTCGGTTCGGCGGGGGTCTCCTTGACGGGCGCGGGCGGGGCTTCGACCGGTGTCGGGGCGGCGGGGGGACCGCCCCCGAGAACGCGATTGCACCATGCATCGACCCGTGCACCGATCTCGAGATCCTCTCGCCCGAACTTCGCGAGCACCTGAGCGAACGCGGCGATCAGTTCGTCGGTCTCGCTCTCGGTTCGAATCTGAGCCTCCAGCTCCACCTTCAGATTCTCGTAATTCCCGAGGTTGATCGTCCCGCCGACGATGAGCCGGGCGCCACCGGGGATCATCGGGCGATCACCCCTCGACGGAACTGGTAGCCCGTGGCGGTCGGATCGCCCGGGTACCTCTTGATGAGGATCGGCGCTTCGAGCATGGTTCGATCGATGAGGTATTTCGCGGTCCTGGCCGGGATCATGAATTCCCGCCCGTCCTTGAGGACCAGATAGAGCCATTCCTCATCTCTGCTCAGGGAGGCGAGCCCGACCTGATCGCGCCAATCGTCGCATACCTCAATGTTCGGATAGAGGGCTCCCTTCAGGAGATCCCGGAGGTCGTCGACCTGACAGAAGACGGGGCCGCCTGACACCTCGAATTTAAGACGGCCGTCGAGCCGGCGGACCGTCCCGCAGGAATCCGAGGCATAGAGGAGACTGGAGATCCCCTCCATTATTTCACCTCGGCAGTGGCCGGATATCCATCGACCGTTTCGAGGAATTCGGCGAGCGGTGTTTCCGGGCGCTTTCCCTTCACTCCGAAGACGGCCGAGATCTTGAACTCCAGGATGCTCGTCTCGACATCGCGCCGGGTGTCGAACTCCTCCCGGATCTGCTCGCGGATGAGGGTATCGGCATGCTGGAGCATGTCGTTATAATCGCCGTCGGTCTCCGTCTCGATCCCGAGCTCCTTGCACTTGATCGTCCACGATCCATTTTTCTCGGGTGCGATCGTGACTTTCGCTTTCATGATCTCCTCCCCTCTTGCATGATCTCGCTTTTCTTCCGCCGGGGTGCGTGGCCGGCCATCACTTTCGGCGCTGCAGGGTTGATCAGAACGAGTTTCGGCGCGAGCTTGACGATCGTCTGAGGCTCGCAGACCTCCCGCACCTCGTCATCGGTCAGGAATTCCTGTACTACCGTGACAGGGATCGATTCCTTGAGGCAGCGTTCGACGAGCTCGGGATAGCGGGCTTTGAACACGGCGACGTCGATCACCCGGTTGCTCTTCTTCGTCGGCACCTGGATCCGGAGCGTCCCGAATTCGTGGACCTCCGGCGGGGCATCGGCGGCGAACGCCCTATCGAAGAGAGCATCCCGTTTTGCCTGGAGCAGTTCAAGCGCGTCGGCATAGGGCTTCCCTGCGAGGCGTTCGGCTTCGTGCTTCTCCTCCTCGACCGCCTTGATCCGGGCGTCGAGATCCCAGATCTCTTTGAGAGAGACGGGGGCCTCGGTCTGGGGGGTGGTGGTTTGGACCATCTCACACCACCGCCATACGCACGCCTTTACGAGGAGTCGACAGGCGCGCATTCTCGGCCTTCAGGTTCAGCTCCGCGTCCTGGTAGCGGTCCGCGAGGACCTCGACGGCTTCACGATCGCCTCTGTCGTAGTGGCCTGCAAGGTGCGCTTTCGGGATCTGGAAAAAAGCGTTGCCGTACTCGGTCGCTACGCGCACCGTGAGAGTTTTCCCGGATTTCGATTTCCAGGATAATCCGGTAGGGACCGGGCCGTCGTCGGTGAGCTTGTGGACTGGAACATCTACGCCGTTCAGGAACGATTCGGCATATTCCTCGGCGATCCCATAATGGCCGGCCGCCTGACCTTTGAAGATGCGGAACCGGACCCCATTGCCGAACCGTCGGGCGCTGCCGACGGTCACTAGGTCGGTCATCTGGAACTCCCCCGGATGTTCCCTTCATTGCTGGGGGTGTTCGCGAGGGTCCGCGCAAGCAGTGCAGAGCCGACAGAACCTTGATATATGTCAGCTACAATATAGTGGCAGTCCACCCCATTCCCGTGCTTGGCGGCTGTGGTTTGGGGGCTGCCCTCTGTTTTTGCCATCATTTCCTCCGTTCTGGATCATCCGTGATCTTGATCCGTCCTTCTCGGATGTGTCGTTCCACCATGCCCGGCTCGATCGCTTCGATATACTGCAGATCGCCGCGATATACGAGAACCGGGCGCGTTACTGCTCCGGATTGCATTTTTCCCACTCCGCAATGAAGAAGTCCCAGGCGTCCTGCAGAGCCTTGGAAGTCGTGCGTTTCATCTCGGACTGATACCGTTCGAGCTGACGAATCCGAACCTCGTCGAATATCGAGGTCACCGTATACCGGGGCTCCCGGATTACGGCTAGAGAGGCTGTCGCCATAATTTCTAATTAGGCTCTAGATAGATATATCTATCTAATTAGGGCGTAAAGGGAAATTCAAACTGAATAGAGAACGAAATAAGGCCCAATTAGGCTATTCCCTGTTCCAAAGGTATATAATCCACTATTGATTATGTATCTTCGAGAATGGCGCGGCCCCGAAAAGATATTGATGTAGAAGGATCATGGTCGGTCCCCACCCGTTTTGATCGGAACGATATCGAATGGATTGACCAGGAGATGAAAGAGAGGGGCTACAACTCGCGAGCCGAGGTGGTGAGGGAGTGCGTGAAGTTTACCCGGTGGTCCCGCGAGTTCAAGCGAGCGACGAAAGACGAGATTTCCTCGATTCTCGCTGATCCTGCCATGGCTGATGAATTTGCTCAGAAGGTCACATCGCAGGTTCTCAAGCAGATTCGGGATCGTCTTCCGCAAGAATAATCACGGAATCGTTCATTTTCACCCCGCGATCAGCACTAATTTTTATACCCCCGATGTATTTCCTACCATGGAACAGGACCCCCCCTCCCCTGAACCTTCTGTATCCGATATACTGGTACAGATGATCGCGGATCGTGTGGTGACAAAACTCTTCGAGGAGTTTGAAATACTATCGAGAAACTAAGAAGGAAAATTGACCCTTTTTTCCGGTCAAGTGGCCAGTTAAGGGAAAGGATCGGCAATAAAAAAATCATGCCCATATTTTTTTATAGAACCATAATGCACCTGTACAGACATAGGTGTGATCCGCATGGCGCAG